GCGTATAAGCATGGCTACACTGAAGAATATTATAGCTCATTGTATTTAAAAATCTTAAGCTTACCTGCTTCTAACATACCGTTTGGCTTCACACCCAAAGAATATGCTGATATAGTTTTATATCGTATAATGATTAACAATTGCATACACAAGATAAATATGAAATATGAGAATTCCACTCCAGGCATTCCTGAAGTGAATGATATGTCACCGCCGAATATTCCAAGGGAAAGTAGTAAACTACTTGCTGATAAAGGAGATATTTACAAATACTGCAGTTCCTTATATACCAATTCAATTGAACCATTCTTGAGAAAACACTTTTTTACGGATATGCTAGAAGCAGGTGAATATACTCCAGAACGTATTTATCAGAATATTCTTCTTTCAATTGTTGGAGGTTCATACTTTGAAGATCTAGAAGTAGTATTAGCAGATATTATTAGCTCTCCAGATTTTGCATATCTAGCTCCTAGTCAATCATCTCACAATTATAAAATCATGGTTGATACAGCAAGTGTTACACTGCGAACAATCTTTACAAAGATACATTTATCGCATGCGAATCCCATGTATGATATACGCCTTAGATTTGATGATAACTGCGTTAGTGCGTTAAATATTATTAAAGAAAATTTCGATACACATCGTAAATTAGAAATATACACTGATAATTTCTTTAAATATATATACTATTTATGCCTATTCTTAAATAATAGTATAGCACATGACAAGGAAAAGACTGTTGTATCACGAGAGGTATGTGAAGCTGCATTTAATCCTATAATACAAAATGATGCGCCATTGAGTATAGAACTAGTTAAATCCCTAATGCCCTCCTTGGAAAACTATGTGAAATATGCAATTAATGATTATGTAGACTTTGGTAATTTTAGCGGGGGTGGTGAAGGACCTGCTGCTAGTGCAGCTGCTGCTGCTCAAGCAGCTGCTGCAGCTGGACATGGTGGCTCATTTCAAATGAAACCAAGAATCCGCCGAAGAAAGAGAAACGGTTCACCCCGCAGAAAATCTCTGAAGCGTAAATAGAATGTCTGGTTTTATTATCGGCGAAATGACTGGTCTTACAAATACCCAACTCCTACAATATTCAGATGCATCGCGTATATTTTTACGTGTTCAAGCATTTAATCAGGATATAAGAAATAAGAGAATTGCTGGAAATACAAAACTCTCCTACTACATCTTTACCGATTATGCTGAAAAAAACGCCTACCGAATCGGCCAGTTTATTTTAACCCAAAATGATCCTACTAACGCAGCAACAGGATTATACAATGACGTAGAAGAAATTTAATTTTCATAGACGAATAGTAGAATGTCTACCAATTCAAGAACATGTCCATGCACAATTCAACAATATGGCCCAATCATCTTTAATTCAGTCGCTTACCAGAATTCTGCTAATAATGTATATCAAGCAAAAAATGCCCTTGTCACCGCCTCAACAAACGGAACTCTTGGAAAGCAAGCAACAGGTAATCCCACCTTTAAGACCGCCAATGAGCGTATGCAATATTTACTTGGGGCGCAGAATCAAGCTTCTTGTGGCGTCCCTGGGAAAACTTTCCCCCTCGGCGGAAACTAAATGCTTATCTACGAACACTTTTGGAGACATACTATGTTTCTGCAAGCGTTCCTTTGTATTCTTCTGCCAATGAACCCACCAGAGGCCCCATGCCTCAATAAAGTGCTTTTCCATGTAAATTGTCCTATCCATACCCATACCTTGTAAAAAATAGTATTCATTTTTATTATCCCGGCCCATACTTACTTCCTTAATCTCCCTGTCATAGTTGCTCTAAAATTCTCTAGCCACTGTGCCATTTGATCAGATGGTGACCACGTAGCCTTCTTGGTTGTCGCATCATATGTTCCCAGCTTAATCGCTGGAGGCTGATCTGAATTCAGAGAACTCCCATGCTGAAAGGCAAGCATATTACCATCCTTCAAATGCACAGGGATTCCATCAATAATCTCAACTCCGTGACTCGGCATACCTATTTCTGCAGCTAATCCACGTTCATTTTTTGAGCCTAGCCAAATCGGCCTTAATCGATCGTGCAAAATTGAACAGGTTGTCGACCATATCAACCGTTACTTATCAAGATGCAGTCATCCATTAATATGAATGTTGGAGATATCAACGAGGAGGGCACCATTGCTAGTTTTACGCGCAAGGGATTCACTCTTGCAAAGTGTATTCTTGAGCTACTGGCAAACTGTCTGGACTCTCTGGAGAAGGTGCAGCCTCCTGCAAACTTTACCAAAAAGATTGTGTGTGATGTGAAGCGTGACTATATTACTCTCATGGACAATGGCGCAGGCATGCTTCTCAATGCGGTTAACTACATGTTCTCCCTGCAGCGCTCTAACCATGCAGGCGATGCTAGTCGTGGTGTTTCTGGTATTGGTGGCAAGGCTGCACTTTCGATCCTCAGTGAGAAGACCGAGGTCAATATCTATACCCATGCGATTGGTGGCCCATTCCTTCATATTTGCGCTCCCTGGGATCAGATTCATGCGGAGCGTGTTTACACTGGCATGATTAAGGTTACTGAGATGAATCCAGTAGAGAAGGATACCTTTATCAAGGAGCGCCAGGACAATATGATGCTGAATATGGGTGAGGTACATGGCACCTCAATTCGGTTTAAGAATAATGATCGGCTTGCTAGAGTGATTGAGGCAAACTTTGCCCCGATAAGTGCCGAGCATGCCTATAAGAATCCACTTGATCGCGCAGGCATTATCTTCGCCCGTGATGCAGTAGAATTCATCTATGCAAATGAGAATGCCCCATCTGAGCCAGTGCGTCTGAAGCAATATGATTACTTCGGTGCGCCTGATTCAGAGTTCTACACTGGAAAGAGCGAGCATACCATCATCCACTGGTATTCTCCAAGGGACGATTCGGATCGGTTTGTTCTTGAGAAGGATGGTATTCAGATGGAGGTTGCGCAAGTGGGTCGTGGATTCAGTAAGGAGCCAGATGTTTCTACACGCAATATGACTGGGTATCACCGCGTAGGGGAGTATACCGTTCTATGTGGCATGCGCGTTGATATGAGTGTATTTGATCCGAATTCTCCTGTGGAAATCACTGGGGGTGTAAACCCTGGCACCATGAATACTGAGCACCTTGGTGAGGATATTGCGGATTGCACGAAGTTTCTCTGGTCAATGAAGGCCGTCCGCAATAATCAGCTCATTGGCCTCATTGATAATCCATCCATTGCCCTTGGTTCTATACGTGCGGGTGGTGAGACACAGATTGGTGCAGTGCTTGTTCAGGTTGAGATTCGGTTCAATCCTCTGAGCACACATGACAACCGCCAGGACCGCGTTATGGGAATCCAGGAGAATAAGAACCAGTTTGATGGCAGCAGTGTTCCAATCCAGCTGAAACGTCTGGCTGACTACTTGCGTAAGGAGAAGGCTCGTGAGGTCCGGCAGTATTTCGAGCGCCGTCTGGCTTCTCATGCCCCTGCTCCCGCTCCTGCTCCCGCTCCTGGTCCCGCTCCTGCTCCCGCTCCTGCTCCCACTCCTGCTCCCGCTCCTGCTCCCACTCCTGCTCCCGCTCCTGGTCCCGCTCCTGCTCCCGCTCCTGCTCCTGCTCCTGCCCCTGCTGATAGCGATGATGATACAGATGATACAGATGATAACGACGACGATAGCGACGATACGGGGAACGAGGAGTCACGTATTCTCCTCGGTAGCAGAATTCTTCAGCGTATTCAGGCACTAAAAAATGAGTTCAATAGTGAGAGAAATTATAATGAGGAGGTCCTACGAATGCTTGTAGAGCAAATTCTGTTTGCCTAGGCTCTTTCAACCACTATAATAGATGAACACCGCCGTAAATTACTTAGGCTACAATCCTATGGACTATATTCCAGTTATTCTACTTACAGGAAAAATAGGTCTTTTTGTTGGTGCAATCCTTGCATTTTTATATTCCTACGGCGCAGCTAAGCTCTCTTATACCTACAACATGTCCATTAATAATGGATCCATGGTCTATGTATGGTCTATCCTATGCTTCTTTTTTGCGTCCATTTACTATCCCTATTATGCATTCTTCCTAAATCCTGTTCTACAAGTGCCAGTAATGGGCGTTGCTGTAGGGGGGCGAAGAAGATAAGCAGTTAGAAATCCTCAACCGTGCTGAAACTCATCTCGGCCTGAGTCTTTCCTACGCCCGCCTTGGCATAATTCGCATTACGCTTCTCAAAGAAGTTATCCTTGCCCTCCAGAGAAATACGCTCCATGAAATCAAAGGGGTTCGCCACATTGAAGATCTTGGGATAACCAAGCTGCACTACCAGCCTGTCTGCCACAAACTCAATATACTGACTCATCAGAGTTGCATTCATCCCAATGAGCTCACATGGCAGTGCCTTCGTAATGAAATTCTTCTCAATCTTCACTGCCTCCTTAATGATCTTGTTCACCTTTGCCTTGGTCAACTTGTGCTTAATCTTGGAATACAGGAGGCAGGCAAAATCCGTGTGCATCCCCTCATCACGCGCAATGAACTCATTACTCGTTGTTAGGCCAGGCATGAGCCCACTCTTTTTTAGCCAGAAGATGGAGCAAAAGGCTCCACTGAAGAAGATGCCCTCAACTACTGCAAAGGCTACTAGCCTCGTGGCGAAATCGGCCTCCTTCGCATTCAGCCACTGCTTCGCCCAATCAGCCTTCTTCTGAATTGCAGGAATCGTGCTGGCCGCCTCTAGAAGGTGCTGCTTCTCAGCCCTGTCATCCACATATGTGTCAATCAGCAGAGAATACATCTCAGAGTGAATTGCCTCCATGAAATTCTGGTTGGCATAAAAGTATTTTGCCTCAGGCCACTGGACCTCATTCTGGAAATTTAGGGCCAGATTCTCCATGAGGATACCGTCAGATGCAGCAAAGAATCCTAGAACATGCTTAATGAAATGCCTGGTATTTTGATCGAGCTTATCCCAATCCTTCGTATCCTTGGTCAAATCAACCTCTTCTGTCGTCCAAAATACCGCAACAGCCTTCTTTGCCATATCAAAGACATCCTGGTGCTGAATTGGAAACAGGACAAAACGCCCAGGGTTCTCAATGAGGAGCGGCTCGTCAATGACTGGCTTAGGCATCTCCATAGAATTTAGCTCAGCCAGGACTAACGCGGGTGGCTCGGCCTTCGGGACCCTCGGCTTTCGGCCCGGAGAAGCAGTAGTCTTCATGACGTCACAAATCTTAACAGATGAATCGTTGATAACAGATACAATATGCTCCTCCATTCTAGTTCGGGACAGTATATTTGAGGGAGAGAAAGAATCCATTTGGGTTTTAGTGGTCAAATGGCGTTTAATTGATGGTGCAATTTTTATGGCATGATACGATAGATATGCAGGGTGGACGAATTCTTGGAGAAGGGGTTGACGGATGCATTTTTGAAGGACCAATGTGGCCCTGCGCTGAAGGGTCCCCTGGTTCAGAAAATGCACCTGATACCATGGATAGAAGATATGTTTCCAAGCTTGTTTCCAAGAAGGACGAGGAGTCCGGTTTTTTACGCATGGCCGAACGACTCTTGGGTCCAGAATTAGCCGATAAATATATATCAAGATTGCAAACTGAATGTGAACCTGCAACCCAGCAAAAACCACCCAAGCAAACGAATCTGCAAAGTTTCAAGAAGGGACAAGAAAATACACTGGCTTGGATCAAGCAAGACCAGGCCTGTGGTGAATTGAAAGGTAAATTAAAAAGTGGACAGAATATTTCCCAGGGATCTAAGCTAATGATTATTAAGAAATACCCAGATACAGTGAGTAGGTGGGCAGAAAAACTAAAAAAAACTACAATTCCTTACAATACAACTATGCAGTATGTAGAACATGCAATTCCTAACTTTATATTTATTCTGCAAAAGCTATATCAGAATCCAGCAGAACAACTTATACACATAGATCTTCACACTGGAAATATAATTGTGAAATATAATCCACTTGAATTCGGTATTGCTGATTTTGGCCGCTGTGTTTTCCGGCGTCAGAATATTGACCCTTCTAAAACATTTTTTGGAGATTTCCTTATTACTTATGTTTCTGGAGTTGCATTTTTACCGAGATTTACTCAAGTCCCTCTGGAAGCCCGTATTCTTAGTTATTGCTATATGCAAAAATTAGATACTGTGAGCCCAGCTATACTAGTTAATAGTTGGCTAAATGACAAGGAAATGGCAGAATTAAATGATTCAACTGATATAATTATTTCTGAACGTTCAACTCTTATATCAGGCCTCCTAAATAAATTATTATTTACCGCAATGATCGAATCCATTCAATCGATTTGTAAAAAAATAAGAGTGAATTTGAATAATGCAAGTGCCTTATACACTAGCATGACTGCCACCGAACGAATTGTAGTTGAATTTATTCTAACTCGGTATTCAATTCTTTCTCCAATAAATAGTATACATACCGAAATAATGAATATATACCCATACGCACTCTATAAACAAGGAACACGTATAAAGCGATTTCTACAAAAGGCAATTATGATGCCATATCTTCAAGAGGGATCGTCATTAGACAAGGTGCTCATATCAGTGCAATCTGCGGACCTTAGAATACTCTGGTCAGATGTAGTCTCAGGCAAAACTATCTGAGTAGGATCCCTTGCAGTGACTGTAGAGTCCATTGCGTGAACCTTTTCCAAGAATGCCTTGACCTTCGGATGAACCATGAATGCCCTCGCCGTCAAGTCCCAGATATATAGGCAGTCAAGTGATCTTACTCGTGATAAGGCCACGTAGGCCTGACCATACTCAAAGGTATTATCTCCAATGTCAATCAATGCACAATCCAGAGTGGCTCCCTGAGCCTTGTGGATAGTGACTGCATAAGCTAGCCTCAGTGGAATCTGTTGTCTCTGCAAGCCCTCCACATCCTCTGATTCCCAGGTATGAGGCTCAATAATGAGAACTTCCCCATTTCGGAATTTCACCATTGGGTATCCTGAGGGGCTATCGCAGAATTTCTCCACAATACCACGCGACCCATTAACTAAACCAAAGTCCATGTATTTATTGGTAAGAAGCATAACTTGTGCCCCCTTCCTCAAGGCCAACTCTGGAACATAGGCACCATTCTTGTCCATCTTCTCAATAGCGTAATCGGTGACCTGCTGAACCGTATGCGCCGTCAAGTAAGCCTGTGTCTTTACTGTCCTTGCTGCGAAAACCTTGTCCTCACCCTCACACTTGTTTAGCTGAGTCAAGTTGATCTGTTCAACATCAGCTCGCTTCGTAAAGAGAAGTGTAGGCTTGATTTCCAGCTTCTTCCACTCCTTTGTTTTCCTTGACTCCAGGATATCAAGCGACTCCTTTGACAGCTCACCTGATCTCGCCTCATTCAGGATTCTTAAGAAGACTGGGTCAGTCTGTCTATGCACTGTTCTTAGAACAACCGAATCATGAATATATGCCTTCCACGCCTTGGATTCGAAGACAAAGAAGCAGTCCTTGGAGTCCTTATTTACAGGAGGAAGCTGGAACATATCACCTACTAGGATAAGTTGTAGGCCTCCAAAGGGTAGGGGGGATCGACGCATTCCCTTGCCAATTACGTCGAGCTTATCAAGAAGCTCAGGCATCATCATACTGACCTCATCGATAATAAGAGCATCAGCCGCTAGCCAATTCTTCTTGGCCTTGAATGCCTTTCGCAGCTTCATTAGAATAACCTCCGCCGATTCCTTTCCTAAGCCAATACCTGCCCAGGAATGAAGAGTCTTAGCACCCTTTCCTAGAAGAAGAGCTGCACACCCTGTCATAGCTGTAAGAGCCACATCACGTCCGTCCTTATTGAGGGCAGACACGATGTTCTGAATGACGTAGGATTTCCCTGTGCCCCCTGCACCTGTTAAGAAGAATGATTTTCCTGATTTGGCTAAATTAACTGCTCGTTCTTGATCTTCATCCATGTGTGCACTAGATGACGAGCGGCAAATAAGCAATTTTTATAGTGATTGCCTATAAAAAATTGAATTTATTGCCATTTGTATAAAAAGGTATCCAAATGTATGCGGTCCCTACTCCTATGTCACGAGATGAGATGCGTTCACTGAAGGCTAAGACTGATGAGGAGAATAGAGTTAGACGTGTTGAGCAACATGTTAAGATAATGTATGATGCTGCAATGAATACTGCTAGAACTTCTACTAATACCCAGTGGCGCGCTGAATTTCATAATGGACGGAGTGGCCAGGGGCTTGATGCTACATTTGCCATTACAAACATTGATGATATTCTTAAAAGGCTACAAGTCCTTTTCCCAGATTGCTCTGTAGAGTTAAAGTCTGTTACTATGGCTATGGGTCCAGATAGACAGATGCACGACATTTCTACTCTAGATGAGAAGGCTCTGATGTTTATCGGAAACAGGCAAGTAAAGCAGTGTATTACGATTGATTGGTCTTAGAGTATCGTTAAGTCCCGCCCTATCTCTTTTTTATACATTGCCTTTAGAATCTCGATATATTTCTGCCGCAGTTCAGAAATTTGCTGTTCAGTTGGCTGTTCAACCTTTTCCACTGGAATCGGTTCTCCTATAACCGATATGACTGGATCCTTCAAGGGATTAGAAAGCATATTTAAATATTTAACAATTGTCTTATATGTAGGTATACAAATACAAGCATCATATGGTTCTAATAAATCTTGCAACCATTCTGGTAATGAATATATTCTAGATAGATTATTTTCTCCTACAGAAATTATTGGCACTAATGGGGTTCCTGTTTCAAGGGCCATCTTAAAAATACCACGCCGCCGTGAAAGTAGTGTAGAATGATCAAATAACATTTCTCTCATTCCACCAGGCGACACTGAGATTGATGAATTTTCAAGAAGTGCTTCTTTCATAGAATGATAATTACTATAAATTATGTTATTTTCTTTAAAAATTTCATCAAGAAATGGGAGCCATTTTAATGTATTAAATACTACTGGTCTTGTATTTCGTATTATACCAGGAGCATTTGTTAGGCCTGCAGATGTATGAAAAAATAAACTTGTTGAGAAAACTCCATGAGGATGCCACATAAATATATATCGGTTCTCTTCTAATTCAGTATTTCCAGACATCTTGAATGATTCTTTTATATTAGTATGTATTCTAGAAAGATTCTCTGGAAAATATTTATAGAGTAATGCATTAGAATAGTTTATAAATGGTGTAATACGTATAACTCCCAGATAAATAAAAATAATTATTGTTACTGCTGAAAATAAGCCTAGACAGGTTGCTGTAATTCCTATACCAACCAAAACTCCAAAGCATAATGCAACATATGAATATGGAAATATAGTATCAATCATCTATTACACCGTTACTATGATTTTTTAATTATTAACGCGCCTTAGGACCAAACTGCTGCTTATATAGCTTACTCTTCAGCTTCTTTGGCTTCGGCGGAGAGTTACTAAGGTCTTCAACTGGCCATACATATTCAGCGATTGGCAATACATTGTGCCACATGATATTTGCCTGAGCATTATGAACAATATGAATATTATCTGGCAACGTTAGCTCCTTTGGCTTAGGATAAGAATACGGTGCATCCCAAGGAAGAGCACTATGAGAATCACGTCCAAACTTGGAATTAAATGCATAGTAGCAGGGCGTTGCACCAGAATCATCTACACGATTATAGGGTATGCCCCGTTTAATGAGCTCCGTAACCATCTTCGGGCAGTTATTCTCACAGGCAACACTTATAACTCGCATGCCCACGGAATCGGGAGTGGTAAGCATGTTGCTAAGAATCTCAGGGTGCCCAGCATTCTTTGCCATAACATCCAGCTCCTTGAGTCGTGCAAGCCATCGTTCCTCGGGTCTATAGATCATGGGTCCACTCTTTCTAGGAATCAAATGCACATTATACCCCTCCTTCAACTGAGTCATATGCTCAGCAAGGATCTGGAGCCTTGTCTTCTGCTTTGGCCCATAGGTCTGCTGAATGAGATGAGGAAACCAGATACGCTCATCAGTCAAGATCGCCTTACACGTAGCAACTGCGGGGCCAATATCTTTAGCGAATCCACGCCATGCTACAAGGTGTAGAACCTCTTGTAGCATGATGCTGTAATATTTTTTATTACTAAGCAAAAACAATCAATTTTACTTTATAAGTCTAAGCAAAGAACCTTGGAAGCCTTCCCAAAACTTGCCAGACAGATACAGGGTCCGTTTCACTCAGATCCAGAATTTCAGCCTCCTCCTTTGTAAGTCTAACTAGATGACCTCGCGCTAGCCTCCGATCTTTCTTTGCAGATTCTAGTAGGGTTCTATGAATCTGCCATAACGAACATTTCCGTGAAACCATGTGTTTCTTTGCCCACTTATATGCACGCTCATTCAAGGAAAACTCCTCAGTCCATAAATCTAAATCGGGATGTTCAAAGAGGCTAGATATCTTTAGAGCATTCGCATAGATCTTCTTACTTTCATGAGTCAGAGTCTCAACTAAGGAATGAATACTTGACATCGAATCAGTTAAATCATTATCTGATTCGGTATCTGACATTTACTAGCCCTACCTTATTTCCAGAAGCAATTTTTAGCCCTCATTCCATCCCTGTGCCCATCTACTAATTGGATGATGCAAGTCAGTTCTCGTCCACCAAATTGGCTTTGCCGGATCCAGGGGCTCTATAGCCATAATCCAATGTGGTGGCACTAGGAGCACCGTAGATGGCCTGAGTATAATTTCAATATTCTGCACCTGTGTCCACAAGGGGTGATGAGCCACCGTAGCCTCTGACCATCTGAGGCCCTTCCACCCTGGAGGTAGTTTAGCTTTCTGAGCATTATAGAGTAAGATGCATCGAGCTTCCCCTTCTGTGCAAGTGATTGCAGTTGCCCATCCATACATGTGTCTCAAGCCATCTGGGCCAATGTGCGCCTCAGTCCGCGTAGAAAAGATCCACGGACTCATATCAAACCATCTGAGCAGAATCTCAGATTCAATCTGAGAAATCCCTAGAATCTCAGACCAGGTGAGTTGTAGAGATGAAGGGACTTGTGCTAGTGTACCAGGTGCATTCTGATACTGTTGCCAAATTGGCTGTGCATTCCAAAAACGGGTTTGTCTGAGACCATTAGATGCCCAGATCCCTACAGCCTTTACTTCAGATACAACAATAGGCTTCTTTTCTTCCCATAGTGTCTGAAGACTGGTTGAAATCTGAGATTCTTTAATTTGAGATATGCTATATTGGCTTGTGGACTGTGAATAATGCCAGACAATTATACAAAATATGATTAAAAGAATAACAATCCATTCAATCATCTTCTTAACGCTACCTCGTATATTACAGTGATGCTCTAAGCCGCATAGAACCTATTCAACAGCCCCAAGCCCTACAGCCATTTGGTTCCAGCTTTTTCTCCGTTGGCTTAGTTAAATTATCCTCGCAGCGTCTAGGATCTTTCCAAATATCCTGCCGGGGAGGCTCAGTAGGACCCTTGTATCGATCTTGCTTGGTTGCATTATTAAAGAGTCTGGTAGACCTCGACCAATTCTTCTCGTCTGCCTCAGCCCTACAATGATACGTGCCAGCTCTTAGAAGTGCCTGGGGCATGGAGATTTCATCAACAAAGCGAGAAGGAGCATGCTGTGATCTAGGCACCATCATTCCATCCACAAACATATTTCCATTCTCTGGAGGCTGGTATTCATTAGCATCACATCCCCCTAGGGGTCTATCCATGCGTCTTAAGGTACTTTCCTTGTCGATTGCCCTGAGATATCTGTCTGGAGGATATACATTGCCTCCCTGGGGAAAAACAACATCATCCGAAGTTACAGGAGCATTCTGGCCTACTGCGCTTGTTCTGTATTCTAGGCATACCTTGGTATATGGGCGAAAATCAAGAGGTAATTGAACCTGGCTTGTAGGAACTGATCTGGAATAAATCTTAGTCGGGTCCCAGTGGGATTTTAGACATACAGGTGGAAAGAAGGGTTGTGTGCTTGAACCCTGAATAGGATATGATTCTGTTGGACTTCCTTTTTCATATGGCGTCCCCATTGGATTCATAGGTTCACTAGCCGAAGACATCTCTGACCTAGTTTAGAATTTACTAAAGGACTTTTACTATGCAGGTTTACTATGCAGGTTTACTATGCAGTATTCACTGCTTCCACAATCTGAACTGATCCAGTCCATTCACAATCAGTGTTATCTAGGAGAACACCTGCCGAATTATACCAAGTAAAACTTAATTTATCTATCTTTCCAAGCACGGGATTAAATGTCACTGGACTATGAACAAATGTCGTCGCAAAAGAGCCAAAATTATTCAAGATAAGCTTTGAATTATATATACCACTCTTCGCAGTCGTATCACGTGTTCGTGAATAATTCTCAGGCTGACTTATATCCATTCGATTCATCTTAAATTCTTCATTTAATTGTAGATAAATGTAGTCATCAAGGATTTTAAAGAATGACGTTGCTCTCTGAACAGTATTATGGCCAGTATCTTTTAGTGCAAATCCTAAATTATATCCTAGGCCATACTGCTCTAATCCAATGTTCGCTGGAGCGATACATGACGAAAATGGAATACTGAATTCAACTGGGTCAGTTACTCTGTTCCGTGAAGCTAAATATGATGGTAAGATATACTGCAAGTCTCCGTTAATTAGTGTGCTGAGGGCTGCATTACTATATCCAGTCACAGTGCTTACAATCGCATTATTGCTACTATTTATTGTATTAATCACATTAAATTGCCGTAAAAAGTCTCCAAAACTTGTTGTTGTAATATTTGATCCAGAAAATCCAGGGATTCCTACTGAACCATATACACGTGATGTGCTGAATAGAGAATTGAATAGTGTTAAGGATGCCCTGTAATCTGGATTTACATTTGTCAGATTTTTAATTCGTTGGGGCTCATTTGATAAGTCTAGAAGCGTTATATATCCATAGTCGTAGCGCTGAGGCAAAAAGAATCGAACGACACTTTGAAAGGTTTCTGTAGGAGAATATCCACGGATTGCTAGATAGTAAAAGGAATCGGCATTACTTGTTGTATCAGATGGTTGTAGCATTACATTATTCAAGTAAGAATTAAATCCATAACCTGAAAAGGAATCAGCATAACTGAAATTTGTAGCCTTCTCCATTGCAAATTGCCCGCTAATATCTGTAACAAGCGATGAAAAACTCTTGTATAAAAACATTTGCGTGCGTTGGTAAGAAGGGTATGTTTGTGTATCCAATGGGTTAGTTATAGCATTTGCTCCAGAACTCTTCTTAATTAAGCCAATCTTATGAGTCGGATAGAAGACTTGATTAGCGAAAGATGTTGCAATACGTAAGTCATATGGTGAAGTTAGACGTGCTCCATAGAATGCTGAAAAGGTAGAGGTTGCAGGAAAGTGCCACATATTTGTGAATTTAGATTCAAGGAAATCACTATAAGGTGCCTGATTTCCACTATTATATTGAGTTAGGATGAATTTTGGACTGGCGTAATTAATAGTAGAAAGAGGAAATGCAACTGGATTTATTATTAAGGAGGAAACATTTTGATACAGAACATTCGACCCATTATTCCCTGTAATATAGTAATTCTGGTCATGATCTATTACCGCTTTACCAACAGAACCACTTGCTAATTGAGCTGTAGACACATATGTATTATAATAATTATTAATTCCCTGTGAATAAGTGAGTAGAGGAGTAAATGACAGTGAGTCAAACTTAAAGGAGGTTACAATATTCACGCTCGTGCTCTGGTGTTCAGAAACAAGTGTTCCTAGAGTGCTGAGATTACGTGAAATATTTGTCTGATTCATATATAACATAGTAGATCTAAACGGCAGATAGGACACATTAATACTGCTTATATCAGAACCTGAATTATTCTGAAAGGAATATAATGTTATAGACTGTCCCTCGAAATCATTGAGGACTTGCACTGGAATATCATAATTTATAGATTGTAGTTTATAAGGAATACTATGCAGTCTGTAAGAAAATAATGGTAATCGTGCCGCAATGGCATTCTTAAATGTATAAGGTTGCACTATAATATTTGAGTCTAAGAATACGGGATCAGACAAGGAGCGAACGGCGTAAGCCTGAGTAAATTGTGTAGCAGTTAACCATCCAGAGCCATATAGTTGAGAATCTTTTAGTGTCGGTTTGTATGCCATAATGTCCTTAAATCCATATGCACCTGTGCTCAATGACTGCTCTAAAACTAGGCCATAGAATGCTTGAACTGCACCCTTACTATTGCCAGCTACAATAGTAGACAAGGCCGGCGTAGGTAGCTGACTCGCCGCCACATCAAATCCAATATAACTCACATTTGTTAAAAATGGGTTTGCCCAATATCCAAAACGTGGAATACCTCCAAAGATACGATCTAGTGTGGGATTAGAGGGATTCACGTGCGGATTAGCCAAATTTACTGGATTTCTCAGATAATCAAGAATGCAATATATTTCAGTCATCTCAATATAAGATGCATCGGTATATAGAGTCTGTATGAAATAATTGTTCTGAAAGAGAGTGAAGATTGAATTAATGGTATTTGTAATACTTGTTATAGCAGCCGCAACATCGACTGGATCTCTAATAGTACCTGAAAAATATCCAGTAATAGCAGTAAATAGCTGACTCTGATTTAATTGGGCAAAGATGGGAGGAGGTAGACGAGGAAATGCTGCTGGCGGCACACTACTCTGAACTAGAGTGCTTAGCTGTAGAGAACTCAATAGGGTATTACCAACTAGAGACAAATACGAATTATACCAGACCCAATTATATCCAGCACGAGATGATAATTGAATAGAATCTGAATAAGGTGTAAATGCAAGTGATCTAGAATCAGTGGCATATTGAATAGGCGAGTTAAATACAGTAAGCTTAGATCCATCAATAAACGCTGGTTGAACAGTGGGTGCAGAGGTTGGTGTAACCGTAATAGTTTCCTGAAAAGTAATAACAACGACACCATGTCCACCAGCACCATTATCTACATTGGGCACTCCTCCCTGACCATATGGAACTGTTCCTGTTGCTAAAGCCTTTGCTAATCTAAGGGCACTCTGTTCTGTAATACCTGGACTTGTATAGTTTTGAGAAGGATTTGCAACACCATAACCTAATAAGCTGAATATAGACTGATCATAAATATATCCACTACCTCCACCACCTGCACCACCTGTTCCATTCTCAACATATCCACCACCTCCTCCACCATAATATCCACCACCTCCTCCACCTGCACTGACTTTAACTTCTAGAGTGAGGCTCGCCGACTTATTTCCAAGTAATACAGCAGGACTTCCTCCTGACAAATAACTACCGCTATCTGCTTGTATACCTGCATTACCTCCAGTAGTAGTTACACCACCACCCCCAAGAATTCCTGAATATGTTGTTGAAGTGCGCGACATTAGAATAGGTTGACCTCCAGAATATCCATTTGGCGATGTAGTTAATAATCCAATATTATACAATCGTATTTCATTAATTAAGGGGATACCAGGAGTAGTCTTATATAATTCAATATACATACTTGTGCATTCTAAAAAGGGTGGTATATCAATATCAATAATAGAATAAGAATTATACTGTGTAATCTGTAAACTTGTAGAATAGTAGACGGTAGTCGATTTAGTAGAATCTGTAAAGATACCTATGCCTGTAATTAAATTATTTGCCACTGATGGAAATGCCCCATTCACAATTTGTATATGATTTATACGATCGACGTGACTAGAAAATGTAAAGGTCATCTTTAAGGAATCACCTTGAATAAAGGTTTTAGGATACCAGAATGTACTTAAATTGCTATCAATCACGCTGGACACAGTAGTTGTTGGCGCACTAGGTAGCCTAGAATCCATATCTTGAACTGCACTCGGCACATCTTGTTCCACTAACATATTCGGGTCATAAAATCCATTGATACCTGCAATCTGTATACTACCTGCAGTTATCTTTGTAAATGTAAAATAGAGTGTGGAAATATTTGCGAGTTGAGGAATTAAGAATATAGAATATAGATTATATGGCGTAGATCCATCATAGACAGTTGAACTAGATACGGTATTACTAAATATTATAGAGCTGGCGGTGGAATCGAGACTAATTCTAACACTGGTGAATTGTGCTCCAGCGATGGCAGGGGTATAGATTTGAATATAATTTAAGAGTGGAATTGTAGTTGAGAATTGCATAATAAATGGGTATTGAATGACATCCACCGTGTTCAATTCAGGAGGATAGAATATACTAGATAAGCTAGAATCAAGTAATGGTGCGGTAGAAGTAGTAATTGGAGTTTCAGTGTTATAGACACGTATATCATAGATTCGTGGCTCTGCATTGATAGTGGTTGTCTTCTGAAATTCTATATAGAGCGTCGATAAATTAGGTATAATACTTACTGGTCCATAAGCTACAGAAAGCCCTTGATATGCCCCTGAATCAGAATTAAACCCACCTGTTAAACTATAGGACCATGTTATACCATCTGAGCTTGAAAGAATAGAATCCTGATTTGCAGCTAAACCTGTTCCTGATTTTGCCTGACCAACACTTACGAATTTCCCAGTTGTATCAGAAAACTGAACATCATTACGTGAAGTATCACCTAGTGTAGGGAACAAACTATTTAACCAGTTAATACCATCTGAACTATATTTAATAAAGGATGTCCCATCTGTTGTAAATCCAGCTGCTACAAATTTAGAATTACCATAAGTTACACTCACACCCGAAAAATTCTGCACATTAGTTGCAGCCGATGATGTCCAGGCGATTCCGTCTGAGCTGTAGGCTAATCCTGATGCTAAGGGAGGCTGCCCATTCACTTGGGCAATTACATATTTTCCAGACGCATATGTAATATCATTTATATTTGATACGGTAAAATTTAGAATAGAAGTCCATGTTATACCATTCGTGCTCCTCTTCAAATATACTCCAGCCATTCCCCAAAATTGCCCATTCACATACCGTATTCGTTTTACTGAACTCCTAAATATAATACCAGAAGTATTCCATGTTATACCATCAGTAGAAGTATAAATAGACCCATCATTTGCCCCAGCTACTAGAATAGATCCAGAGAATGCCATGCTAGTAAAGCTTGAACCAGTGAAGCCATTTACAGTGCATGCGACCCAGTTAATTCCATTTGAACTCGATGCTAGTGTAGAGCCTGAGGCGAACCATTTACTAAAGGCAGGCACATACTGAACGGATGTTACCGATGTTACTATAGTATTTTGAGTTGGAACCCAGTTGATTAAATCTAAACTATATTGAATTGATAATCGTGAAGAAGCATTTGTTCCTACAGCTAACCACGCATTTGTTGCTAAAGTGGCAGTTGAAAGCTGAGCAATAGGAATACATTCATACACCTGTTGTAGGAAGGTGCCATTATTAATTGTCAGATAATCAGTTGAAAGAATAGATGTATTAGAAAAGAGAACCTGTCTCTTATTTATATCATTAAACACGGTAATTCCAGTAACTAAATTGGATGTATTGCCAGTAGGTGGACCATAGAATCGTATCTTTGATAAGGAAGTTATAGCAGTTGAGAAATTCAATGAAACTCCATATGTATTAGGAGTAGGATAGTAATTAAAGGGATTCATCTTACTTGGAATTACTGGATTCCATGTTGTAGTCAGAATATTATCTGCAGCATTAGTAACATTGGAACCATTTAGGACTGAATTACTAAATACATCAGTTATAGATTGTGTAGGCAGTCTACTATAGAAATTACCATTAAACGTTATTGTAGAAAATAGGTATGTGGTAGTGGAAAGTGTTTGGCTAACTAGGCCGAATCCACCTGGTCCTCCAAAATCAGATGTGCCTGCAGCACCACCACCTCCCACAATCAGTAGAGGAGTTGCAGTTGTGATATTGGAACCTGAGAAAATACCTGAGAATCCACCGCCCTGTGCAGTAATACTATTATTACTTACAAAATTGCCTGTAAGAGTAGTCCCACCTCCTCCATAACGTGTCTGTTCATATAATTGTAAGGAACCAACCACTGGCTCAAGGAAAAAATTATCGCGATTACCACCCTTGCCCACTACAATATATAAGGTAGAAATGCCTCCAGGAGAATCGCTGGTAGTAGTCTGTAATAATGCTTGAGGATTAATATTTACCTTTACATATGCCCCTGCACCACCTGTTGTAGTGGAAAGAGATGATAATGAACCTCCTCCACCCCCCCACATCCACAAGGTGATGTTACTCATTGAAGGCTTTATTTGTAAAGAATGGGTTGTAATATTACTCTCATCGCCTGTCATCTCAGAAAATGAAAATACAGCACTGGTATTATCAGTGCGAGTAACTGGATAATTCTGAAGTGCCGTTGCCTGATTAATCATAAAATTAATACATGATGGGTTACCACTATTTGCACTGATAACCGTGCTTAGTGAACTAGCATATGTTGCAGTTGGAAAACTAGTATTCGCATTAGAGCAAACATTTGAGGTGGAATTTACTAGAAATAGTCTATCAGAAAATTCTGTGAAATAGGTTGTTAACCCTACAGGGCTATTGAAAATAGTTGAGAAAGAAAAGAGAGAACCTGGCTCTGACAAGAGAAGTGAATTTTGCCTGAATCCTATTGATGGTGTTGTAATTGGCATAGATTGCTCATATTGACCTTGTGATTGAGAATATACACCACTTGGGCCATATTTAGTTCGTGAGGGAATATTATTTGATACTGGTATAATATAGCCAGATTGTGGCGTTGATCCAGTAGTATTTCGTGCAACTTGTGAATTCAGATATAGTGTGCTAAAGACTGGAGTCTGTGCTAAGGGGTAGGGTAAAATATTTCCCGATAGAATACTGTATGTCAATAATTCTCCATCTGTATTAAAAGGAACCATGTAATACATAGAATTATAACTGAGTAAGTCTGTAGAATTAGGAGTATCACCTGAAATTCTAGGACTCGCCGATACAAATGCAGTGTCATTTATATAGCTATACCACGTTCCATAGGGAAAGGTATTACTTGTATTAACTTCTGGACCATATGGAATAGAAGTGCTAAACCGTAAGACACTAATGGCAGATGATAGAGTTATAACTGGATTTTCTAAGGCTAAGCCACTGAAGACACCTATATACTTAATCTGCAGATTAGGGTCATTTGAACTTGCCACAGATCCAGTTAGAGGATAAATAGCAGATTTAAATGAAAATGTATCTACCTCATACACACCATCTCTAGGCAAAAAGCCAATGGCAGTTATTCCCTTACCAAACACTATATTGTTATTCGTATCTTTAGGAAAGGTTGGAAGGGCATCAGAAAGTGAGGAGATTTGCAGAATTCCAGTATTATCCATGCTAGACAATTGGTCGTCTAGTTGCTGAGGAATAGAATATCCATCATACCATTGAACAATTTTTAATTGTGAGGTAGATGTTCCCTGAAATGAATATGCATTCTTTGTCCTTGGATTCAGAATAGCATTTGAACTAGTGCTTCCAAAATATGTGCCAGCAAGAGTATTAAATGGAGAGGTTGCTTGAAATAGATAATTATTTAGAGGATCAATTCTAAATGTCGCAGTTGGATCTACACTGCGTAATGCAGTATTAAATCCAATATAATCAGTCAAGTCATTGGATACTCCACTAATATCATATCCAATTGGTGTTCCTTTAGTAGTTAGACTTGTATTAAACGTGGAATTTGTTGGATCAATTGATGTTAGAGATGAAGCGGTAGGTAATCGTAAAAAATCGGGATTATAGTTGCTGACATAGGCGTATGTGGAAAGGTTTGACGGATCTAGTGGATTTGCCAGAGGATTGAAATTTGTATAAGATGTATCAAGTATAGTATATTGATTCGTTTTATAATAGAAAAGAGGTTTGAACGTATTATTTGCACATGTAAGTGCATTACTTCTAAAAATAATATAATACTTATCACCTGCAATTGTGCTTACATTTAATGTGATATCGGATCCAGCATTAGGTGTGATACTCTTTGTGGCAATATAGTGTAATTCTTTCTCTGCCCTTGGTTTACCTAAATCTGCCATGAATGCCCCGCGGTCATGATAAAGAAACATGGTGAATGTATCAGTAAACATTGTGCTTACATTTAATGTATTCAAGGCAATAAGCGAGACTGTAGTAGCGTTTATTAAAGGAACACTCTCTAGGCCTGATGGGTAAGGTGCTGTAAATTCAAAGTAATAATAATTATTTAATGTATTGATTAAAAATGTATTTGCAGACCCAATAGATGTAGAGAGAGAATCACCAAAGGTGGCAGACAAGATATTTGGCGAGTAATTTAAGATATCCATTGCGCTATTGGAAATATTGTAAATATAAGAGTACGAGATATCAAAGTATTCCTGTGGGACATTATTCTTTGATAAATCCAGGACACCCTTATAGAGTCCAGCCTTGTTAAAATCCGAATATCGATAATAGTAGGGTAGAGGCAAGGTTTCTACTTGAAGGTTCTGTCGCGCAGGAGACTTGAACTTGATAATTGTATATTTTGCAGGTAGGATATTAACGATCATATCAACACTATGATTAGTTTTATTTGTATTGAAATAATTCGTAGTTGGATCAATTGCTGTATTACCAAACTGGAAATTTCCAGCTGCAATATTATAAGGTATATTTATTACTGATGAACTTAAATTTTTTAGATTAGTTCCCACGTATCCATTGGTTGAAAGTAAATTCGGCCAATATACAGGCGAATCCGAATAGTTAACAATTGAAGTGCTAATAGTGGTTCCTCCAGAGGTTACATATGAAGCAGTGTAATTTGATGTAATACCTACTGCATCTATGCCGTTTTGGAAAAAAATAGTATTATTCACATTATTAAAAAATGTAGGAGTATATGTCGCATATGAAATACCAAGTAGGGTTGCTAATTGCACTTGTAGATAATTGAACATATCAGTATAGATAACAGTAGTCTTACTTATAACAGATTGCAGGGATGCATATGTAGTAGAAGTTAGACCGAGGTTATTGTATATACCAGCTAATGCTGTAGAAGTCGTGTTATTAATTAAATTAAGTAGAGATGTATTTAATGTTAGTGTTGTAAAATTCACTTTTAGCGAGTTCGTATCGTATGAAACCTGATATCTATTTACAAGACTATATCTGAAGGTATGATTTAATCTGTATTTATCAAGATAAGTCAGGTTATTATTAATTAAATGCAATGCAATCGGGTCATCAATTCCAGTCATATTAAAGATAACATGAGAATCAGGGGGCAACCCATCCACAGCCGAATAATTTGCGGCAGGTGTTAGGTTTAAAAATGGTTTAGCAATAGTATCGTCTAAATCGAGGAGAACTTCATAGAGGACTGGATAATAATAGGCTACCTTTAATTGATTTAGAGAATAACTGGTTAATCCTGCATATCTAGTTCCCCAGTAATACGAGATAATTAGATCCATTGTTGGATTCGCAATATATTTGGAATTCAATGAATCATAATACGTATCACCTGGTTGATTGAAATTAATACTATAGTCCCCACTCACTGAGAATAAATTGATGAAATCTGTAAATCCATTTGTAAAATCGTAGAAAAGTGGAGTATAGTTCAACTGTCTCTGAATTTCACCGAGTAAGTCATTAATTGAATATGTTCCCTGGCGAATGGTAATACGCTTTGATATCGGAACCTTATTTAACGTTGTAATCGATTCACGCCCACGTTCAATTATAGGCAAATATATATTGTTCTTTGCTGCACTAAAATAATAGAAACTACAGAGGAATTTTACTTCTGTTAGCTGTATTGATTTTACATTCTGATATACACGAGGTAGCTTAAGACTAAATGAGGTAGGCTGAGGAAAGGATGCTTTGTCTCGATTTACACTATCCATGATAAACACAGTTGTTAAATCAGTTGTCTTAGGAAGTTCTACTTTTTTAGTAATAATGGCGCCAGGCAGATTTATATCTGCAAAGCCCTCCTTTGAATCAGTATAAGGGGAGAACATAGTTGGTTTAAGAGATAGATTATGTGCAAACTCAGCAAAATCTGGACCAGAATTGGATCTTGATCTTGATTCAACCGTATCTTCGGAACTAGCGACACTTGATGTTTCTGAAGAATCACGTGAAGCCCTCTCCATGTCTATGATATCCGTGTATTTGACTATAGTCAGAGATTCCGGGTTTAGACGGTGAGACTGGCTAGACCGATTAGGCCGAGTCTAGAAATCATTATTTTAAAGATGAGGGTAATCAGAAATGGCAGCAAATGCAAACTCATACGTCGTAAATATTGTGCCTCTCCAAGGAATTGCCTCAGGTATCACAAGTTCTTCAGACACAGCCGGCCAAATTACAACACTTCAGGAAAGCGTAGCAAATATTCAGTCTATGGTTAATTATGATACCAAGACAGTATCAGCAGATTTTATTACCAGCTTTACTGAGGGAAATATAATTCAATTTACTAATGATATAAATCTCAGCAGCGTGTCCCTGTATTCCAATAACATAGCTACATCACTCAATTCAGCAAATACAATGTCAACCTTGCAATTTGCCACTAACTCTTATATTTCTGGAACTCCTACCACCATTAACCTTGTATCTGCCGGAAATACTGCGGTTCAGATAAATTCTACAGGGCCATCGACAATTGTAGATATTTCTGGATTCTTACATGTCAGTGAGGATGCCTATGTCAAGACACTCTATCAGACATCCGATAGGTCACAGAAAACCAATATTCTACCATTTTCAACTTGCCTAGATGATATCTTGAAGCTGGAGCCTTGCACATTTAACTGGCTAAGCAGTGGCGAATCTGATATAGGATTTATTGCTCAAGATGTGCAGAAGAGCTGGCCTGCATTGACTAATGATGGTAAAAGTATAGCATATTCTCGCATGATACCCTTACTTATTGAAGGTATGAGAGAACTTCGTAGTCGTGTGAGCACATTAGAAGGCCTAAGAAAAACCGAATCATCTTAATTAAATGGAATGCGAAGAGGGTCCATCACATACATGTAGAGCACTAAAGGTTAAGCTAGAGCCACTAGCTTCAAGAAAAATCATATTATTAGCAACAGGAACTATACACAATGATACACTCTTTGTTAATGGACTCTATCAAAACGTGGTAATCCTATATAAGTTATTTGATGCAATGGGGTATGCACCAATTCTCCTAGTAAGTGAGAAGCCAGCTGATATTCAAAAGGTTCCAGGTGTCTTGAAAAAGATGCGAATGATTTCTGCAGAAGAAATTGTGAAGGCTTCTATTCCAATCCATGTGCAAATTGAGATTGCCATGAGTATAGACCCAAGTATGCGCAAATACCTTCGTGAATCTGGAACAAAGATAGTGAAATTATATTTAGGAAATATCTTGAATATAGATATTGAGACTCCCATATTTTATCCTGCGGTCCATTTCGCCCATCACATTTCTGGAGAAATAGATGAAATCTGTGTATCTCCACATTACAAGCAGCACAACGAGTATGCTGGCTTTATCAATGATTGTGGACCTGCACGTATTGCACCGTATGTCTGGGACCCCTGTATCTTAACGCTTGATAAGACACGTGCGTTCAAGTGGAAAGCTGCGGCAGCTGCAGAGCCACAGGTAATAGTAATTCTAGAGCCAAATATTTGTTTTCAGAAGTGTTTGTTGATTCCATTGCTGATTGTAGAACAAATCTATAAAAAGAGTGGACGTGAGTTAAAGGTTCTAATAGGAAATGCAGAACGCATTCAGGCGAATCCTTTTTTCACCAAGAGTATCTTACCCATGTTAGAGCTTTATAAAGATAACAAGATTACGTTCAGTGGTCGTAATACAATTACAAGTATTATGAATGACCATCCATCTGCAATTGCAATTGGGCACCAGTGGAATAATGAATACAATTATATGACTCTGGAATACTTATATGCAGGGTTTCCTGTTATCCATAATTCTCCTGATTGGTCAGATGCTGGTTATTATTACGAGGGATCAAGCGTTGATAAAGGTGCGGTGGCTTTACAGAAGGCTCTTGACTTTCATGAGGCCAGTCAGGAAACATATGCATCTGGTGCGTGCGCGCTGCAGTGGAGGCACAGCCCTTATAATCCTGAAGTCCAAAAAGCCTGGAAAAAGCTTTTAGTTTAAGGTCTAAACCCATTGCTCTTTTTAAAGATAAATGAAGATTGGAATTACGGTGGATATGCGGCACTCGATGTTCAGTGCGGGACATCCAAATTCCTGTATAGCTATTGCAGAAGCCTTTCAAGTCGGTAGTAATGAAGTAGTATTTTTGAAACGTGATCCAGAGAAGTCATGGTGGGATGATGTTAAGGCTTTAGAAGCCGATGCACCTATGTGTTATACTATAGATAGTCTTGGTGATACAAGACTGGACTTAGTAATAGAAGTTGCATTTTTCCTGACACCTGCAGAAAGAGCCAGATTTCCTAGGACTGCGTGGTATTGCAGAAAACCTGCTATTTTTCAGGATCTTGAAGCAACTGTGTTTTCCTGTAGGGCAGAAGGTCGAGACTTAAATGGCCTGAGTGAAATATGGCTGGCCGATATTTTTAATAATGACGATGACCTTGTGTATCTAAAGAGCATGTATTCACTGCCAGTGAGAATTGTGCCATGGCTTTGGTCACCTACAATTGTTGAGACCCATAGAAAACAAATGCATAGTCCTGTATGGAAACAACTAACCGATTTACTTCCAAAGGACCAGAATAGTAAGTGGTCCATTCACATTAGCGAGACTAATGCAACAAATATGTCATCATGTATAATTCCAATTGTAACTCTTAAGGAATGTAATACAATTGCAAAAATGGCAAATATAGAAAAAATACATATTCATAATACCGAACATCTTACACAGTCGAAATATTTCAAGGAAAATATTCTAGACAATTGCAAGATTGAAGCTAAGTTAGTAGGGAGGCAGCGTGTAATCGATTGGTCTCATGAACCCATGTCAATTGTCTTGAGTCATTCACGCTTTACACCATTCAAGCTGGCAAATTTAGAGGCAGCATGGGTAGGCCTTCCACTAATCCACAATAATACAGTGCTGCGAGATTTTGGATGCGGGCTTGAGAAGACATTCTACGAACATAATAAGATTTCTGATGCAGTTAAGATTTTAGAAAAGACAATGTCTAATGTGAATACAGTGGCATATTTGGCTAGCTTAGAAAGCTTGACTGAACTGAGAACAAAGATACTCTATCGCTTCTCCCCAGAGGCTAGGGCAAAGGAGTGGCTGGCACTTTTATCTTTAGCTATGCCTATGGCTATGCCTATGGCTATGCCTATGGCTATGCCTATGGCTATGCCTATGGCTGTGGCTACGCCCGAACCTATGCCAGAAGCTAAACCAGAGGCCAAGAAGTATACTATCTTATTCACCGACATGTGGGACCAATTCAATCCTGCATATAACATGTTTATCCTTGCATTCAGAGAAGAGCTCCCTAATATAGAGGTATGCGGATATTCTCTCAATACCTTACCCAAGGGGCAAAACCATAATACACATATCTTCGGCCCCTTTGGCCAAGACTGGCGGCGTATAGATGGCCCCAAGATTCATTATACCGGTGAAAATTCTGAACCCATAACTGATACATCTGTAATACTTAATATTGGATTCAAGCATATTGAGCATCCCTCATATTTTCGTCTACCCCTATGGATGCTAGAAATTAACTGGTTTGGCGCTGATATGAACGAGTTAGCCAAGATAAAGAATCCTCTACCAATTCCCCTAGAAGCATGCACTACAGTGAGTCCTTCTAAGAGATCAAAATTCTGTGCATTCATAGTCTCAAACCCTAAGAATACAATTCGCAATGAGGCATTCCATGCCCTAACGCAATATAAGCATGTAGATTCTGCAGGAAAACTATTTAATAACGTAGGCGATGCAATCTTTGCTGGGCTCGGTGGTGGCGGCGGTGAGCTGAAGAAACACGAATTCTTAAAGGACTACAAGTTCTGTCTATGTTACGAAAATGAATCTTCAGATGGATATGTCACAGAGAAACTCCTGCATGCCAAAGCCGCTGGATGTATTCCTATTTACTGGGGAGCATCTGATGTTTCCAAGGATTTTGACGAGCGAGGGTTTATTAATGTGACTGGATCTCCAGAAACCTTAGTAGCAAGAGTAAAGGAAATAGATGAATCAGATGAACTCTATGAGCAAATGGCCTCGGTGCCTGCAATAAGGCCAGAAAGTCAGGCTACCCTAAAAGGCAAATTTAGTCAATTAGTTCAACGAATTCTAGGAGGCTACTTACTAGTGACCTTTGCTACTGAACATTTCTGGCCATCACTTGAACGATGGCTGGATGCAATAAAACTTCATTCAGCTGCAATTCGTAATGCTAAAGTCACAGTATACGTAGGACATGATGTAAAAGACGCAATGCTAGAAAAGACTATAAAGAAATATAAGTTCGCCAGTTTTCTGAAGATTCCTAGTAAAACCCATGTGCCTGAAGGCTTTAGTGATTTCTGGGATCCCAAGCACTATGCATGGAAGCTATGGATATTCAAGGAGCTTTCTGAAGATCCTAGGTTGAAGGGTAATACAGTGATCTATATGGACTGTGGAAGTGTTCTTATACGCTGGCCGTCAGAATGGATCAGAGAGGCACAGAGCCATAATGTGTGCTTCCTAGAAGATTCAACGCAGAAAAATGAGTCCTGGTGCCACTCAACCTTCTGTTCAAGGCTACAAGTAACTGACGAGGAAAAACAATCAAGCCAGTTGTGGGCAGGTGGTGTAGCATTTGTCAGTGGAGATTCTAGAGTAACGGAGTTTTTTGCAGAAGCCTATCGTATAGGATGTATTCGCGAAATTATAGTGGGGGAAAAGTGGGCAAATAATGGCGGATTTATGAAAAATAATATGTTGTATCATGATGGAAAATCATTTCTTGGGCACCGTCATGACCAGAGTATTCTTAGTATTCTGAGTTTTCGCTATAAGATGGCGCGACTCCCTTATGAGTCCATGTGCAATCACGACTCAGCCAGAGCAACATATTTCACTAGGAAATGCATTTACATTCATCGTGGAGAATATAAGACCCATACACCAATCGTCCCAGGAATAGATGAGGCCTATGTGGTTAATCTAGATAGACGCGCTGATCGCTGTAAATCATTTGTAGAGCATCACCCCTATTTCAAGGGTAAGGTAAAGAGACATACTGCATGCGATGGTCTTTCCTTAACCCTTACACCAGCCCTTGCTAACCTATTCAAACCAAATGACTTCTTCTGGAAGAAGGCTGTGATGGGATGTGCAATTAGCCATCTGAAACTGTGGTCAATGCTTGATAAAGAACCTGGCGAAATCAAGTCATATTTAATTATGGAAGATGATGCCAGGCTGAAGCCCGAATGGACTAAGGCCTGGGCAAAGGTGCAAGGGAACTTGCCTAAGGGATGGGAATGCGTATATCTTGGTGGAGTCCTTCCACCCAACAAGGATGGATTTGAACTAGTGAAGGAGCCCGTGATAGATGGTCTCTGTAGAATAAAACCAAATACCTTCTTTGGCCAGGCAGAGCCAGTGCGCCAATTTCACTTCTGCACGTATGCGTATATTCTGTCTAGGGCTGGAGCAAGGAGGCTTCTGGAAAGAATCGCAAACAAGGGAATATGGACTAGTGCAGATCACATATTATTTAATTCTCTAGATAAGATGAATGTCTATTGCCTCGATCCCCTAGTGGCAGGTGCATCTCAAGATGATGATCCAGCCTATATTAATTCGGATTTCAATGACTTTAGTCGAATGGACAAGTTTGATAGTGATTTATGGAATAATGACGAACGATTTTCTTCAGATGAGATTGCGGCGTGTAGTAATCTTAGTTTTAGCGCAGGCCTGGCTGATAATATTGCACCCCCCCTAGAGGAAATTTACGAGCCCAGGCAAAAGGGGCGGGTAAGATTTCTTTCTCTAGATTCTTGCAATCTAACCGATTCCACTATATATGAGGGCCAGTGGCTACAAGAACTATTCAATACAACCCATTTTACACTTGAACAAGTTTCTTCAGATGCACCCCTTGATCCAAATGACGAGCTAGTGCTTTTTGTGCAAAGGCCGCATTGGGCAAAACAAGTAGAGTGGGCTAAGAATCTTGTAAGGCAAGGCCTGTCATTCAAGATTATCCATTGCTCTGATGAATTTACACAGGACCCAATAGATATCTATTCACTATCTGGCGTGAAAGGAGTGCTGCGATTTTATAAGAGAGATGGTTGTCCTAATACTCTAACTATACCCCTGGGTTACCACTGGTCAGCTGAAGCGATAAACAAGAAGACGGTTGCCCTAGAATCTCGTCTATATTCGTGGTCCTTCTCTGGAACTAACTGGAAAGGTCGCTCTAGTCAACTAGAGCCCCTACTTGCAATTGATCAGCATTTCGTAAAATTCTTTCCTGATTGGAATGATCCAGGGCAATTAACTAAGGATCAGTATTTAGAGCTTCTACAGAATACAATTTTTGTTCCCTGCCCAGAAGGCAATAATGTAGAAACATATCGCCTTTATGAAGCGCTAGAATGCAAATGTATTCCAGTATTTACTAAGCTACCCGCAGTCCTAGAAAATTCAGGGATACCTTTTATAAGGAAAGAAAGCTGGAATGAAATTGCCGAAATGATAAAGTATTTTATAGAAAATCCAACTATGATGGCTGATTATCATAAGAGTATAATGGTTGGATGGTCGAACTATAAGAATAAGCTAAAGCTTTCCTTAGAAAAGTGGTTATTGCTATAAAAAAATTGATAGGTATACCAGGTTAAACCCATGTAACCACACTTAGTATAATGAGACAAAGTGAAAAGTGGCTCCTGGATCAAATTCTTAGCAATCCAAGAACAGTAAACTTGAGATATGCGCATTTTGCGAGTATCCATGTGGCGGTTCTGATGAAACGCGGGCGAATAATAGCAGAAGCAACAAATGGATTTGGTTCTAGAAGCCGAGGATCTGGATATTGTGCAAGTAGTATTCATGCAGAGCGTAATGTGGTGAAGGAAATTGGTAATATCCATGAGTTAAAGGGTGCTGAGATGTATGTGGTGCGTATTTCCAGAAATAAGGATATTGAAGTTGAGGATCCCTTTGTCGGATCAAAACCTTGTGCACAATGTCGCGTATTTCTTGAGAAATGTATGAAAGAATATGGACTAAAAAATGTTTACTATACTCCACCGGTTATACTCGGTTAAATGTATCTCTCACAGTTGTGTGATAAGGATTCGTCTGAACTTGGTCTACAATAAGTCGGCGTCTAGTTTTTTCATTAGTATAAGCATTATAATAATGAATAGAGTAAGATGTATTGATAACAAACATAACTATAATGGTGAAAATTATAATATAGAATGTGTTATCTGATATGGATCCAAGGGTGGTAGTAGGAGCGGATGTTAGAATGCATACCTGAGATGAACTTGGACTAGGTAAATGAGTAAATCTTGGACTAAGTCTCTGACTGAAGCTTGGACTGAAGCTTGGACTGAAGCTTGGGCTGAAGCTTGGACTGAAGCTAGGACTTGCACTTGCACTTGCACTTGCACTAGATGACTGTGTAAAAGTTGCAGTAGCTAACTGGCTAGCACTAGTCAAGATATGAGTTGAAGTATACAATGGTGTCAGAGAACTCATTTGATATGGCTAATCTAAGTGAATTTCATAGTTCAATTTTGTCCACTAATAGTATAATGAGCACGTCTGTATTTAGAATAGCCTCAGGCCAAGATGTAACTGCTACACTAAATACATTAACAAATACTCCGAGCACAGGAAGCGCTAATTTATCTAGTCTATCCACTTCAGTTGAAGCCAATACCCTTGTATTTAGAAATCAGCCTCTATCCTGGTGGCTTGAATCATTAAATAGTGGTGCAATAAAATACACCCCTGTAAGCAATCATGTAAATTGGTCTTATTTTTCACCATCCGGCCAACAATTTCACATTAGAATAGAACTATCTAACCTTCTCATACCGAATAGGAGTAAGTCATCTAGCAGAAGCGCGGACAAGTCCAGTTTAAACATAGTATTTGAGCCAAAGTTTGGTCTAGAACGCACTGATACCATGACTATGCCTGGATCTAGGAGTAGCCAGTAAAATTGAACAGTATAATAAACCATATATACAACAATGGAAGCGATCCCTTGTTGCATTTGTGGTGAGGCAGGACATCGTGTAGGAAGATGCAATGAACTCTGGCAAAATAAGGTCCCACCACCTGAACGAGGGCAACACGGCGACGATGAGGAGGATCATCTGAAGACCACGATTTCAGGAAATGTAGCAGCACATGACTTTAGCCAGACTAATGGGTCCAATGCAGGACATTGAAAGCTACGTTCAGTAATTAACATGTAAATCCAATCTGACGGATTTTTATTTGTATTCATCATTTCTGCAAGCCGATCTGTGGAAAGGCGCAAGGATATCTTGAAGAATTCTAAATGCTCGTCTGTTAAACTTTCTCTAACGCCCTTTTGCCATAAAAGAAACACAAGAATCATAAATATATCACGGCCAACCTTTGGGCATGGATCAAAGGGGGGTAAGATACCATCACCAGATTGTATCCATGGGACTTTTCCAGGTCCTAGACAAGAGAAACCATAATCCACTAGGATAGCTGTATAATATGGTGCTATATGAATATTGTATACGCCCTCTAATACTAAAGAGCGTGACTTAAATGCATCAAGTTTTACCAGAATATTGTCTGGCTTGAGATCTCTGTGATTAAATCCAATGGCCCTCTCTAAAACAATACAGGACAAGGCAATCTGAGCAAGAATATTAATTAGGGCATTACCATTTTCCTTGGATTTCTTTGACCATGATGGTAGAGTCCGTAAATATTCATCCAAAAGAGGCGCTGAATAGATTGGTTCCATGGAAAACCATATGGAATCCGAATAAGAAAAGACATCAATAACCTTCGGACAATGTTCTCCTAGACCATGCTCTGAAAGTGACTTATGAACTAACCATTGTATAACTGCTTCCTGTTTTGCATGTTTCTGAGAGACTGGTTTTTTTACCAATAAGTCTACTGGTTCTGTTTTAGCCCCTGGTGAAAACCGTTTTACCCAAACAAGCTTACCCAGAGTATTATCTGCGACTGTCTCCTCAATACTCATTTTACATCGTTCATTTCCCTTGCTGTCTTTTAATGACCCAGAATCATCTAAGACTGCACATTTAGATGCAGGAACAGTAGAAAGAGTCTCTAAAGACCCTTTCCAGCTTAATCCTATTTCATTCGAATTATACATTTAAAAATTCGTATCTAAATATTACGCGGATTAACTAAATGCCTGGCGAATTTTTTCTTTTCTTTCTGGACCAGCAGATCCATCGATCCAGTGTGCAGCAATCTCATTCGGATGCTCGTCATTAAAGCCCTTACCAAATAACTCCAGCCAGCCCGGAGGCTCTTCCCATGTCCACTGCGTCATCTTCAAATCCCAAAATCCACGCCTGCAAAATCTCACATCAGGCTTTCCCTCGTTAATAAATACGGATAAGGGTATATATCGGTCACGCCATACCATATAGGGTGAGCCAAGTGTATCAGGATTTATGCGACGCCTTGACCTCCACCTTAGAGGAATAGAAAGAAGCTCTTCCTCAGTAGCTTTTCTAAATGTCCAGGTCCGTTCATAAAAAGAGAACCATTTTCCCCCAAATTGTTTCTGTGAAAGATGCACAAGCTCATGTTGCGTGGTCTTATCACTTGGCTCCCACTGCAAAAATATAGGCATGGCAATCCCCGTCTTACCACGAGTATGAGGAAGACCAGAATCTGAAGATGGGTGTAAATATACCAGCTGGATTGGACCTTCCAAGGGAAAAGAAAAATCCACCTTTTCAACCTTAGCAATCGCCTCACCACTCTGAAGATATGGATGCCCTCGTGCCTTAATATTTAATTCACCTGCAACCGATTTCTTCATTCCAGAATAATATGAATCTTCAGCTTCCCACTTGGAAAGGACTTCAGCAGCGTGCTTTCCATCTATAGTCTGTAATTCAATCATCTTACTTCTTCTTAGGTTTTCTCTTTGCCTCATCAACGAGCATCTTATCCATAAAGAGCTGCTGAGCTCTCGTCACCATCGGCGCAGCTGTCTTAGCCCGCGTCCTAGAGGCCATAGAAGTTGCCAGAGGTGCTCTCACTACGATATCTGATAGACCCCAGGCCTTCATCAAGGTATTTGTATTCTTTGTCTTTGCTGGCTTGAATAGATAGTCACGGGCATAGAGCTCCCGCTCAGCTGCCTGCATTTCTGGATCGGCATTCCACCCCTGGGGTGGTGGCCTCACTCCAGGCAGCTGATCCACCAGAATACTGAATAGCTGACCAACTGGATTCTCGAGCTGATGCTCAATATAGTATTCAGGATCAGGCTTGAGTCCATTTGCCTTCATAAAGGCCGGAGTTTCAATGCGATCACCCTGTGTTCCCCTGAATCCTGCAGGCGGCTTGAAATAGATGAAGGATAGTCGGTCCCCTGAGGCCGGCGCATTACCAGGGTCCCTTGCAGTAATTCGGTCAGCCAGAATCTTATGAGCCGGCGGCGTCGCAGACTTGTATTCGGATCTGAGACTCTTCGTGAGCATGAGCTGATTCAAGCTCACCTTGTTATCCATGAGCTCATCAACCCATTTCTTCACAAAGGCTGCAGCTGCTGCCACGTCCTTGTTCGTCAGAAGAATCTTGATTGCCCCGCCATAGATTGTCTTGACAATGGCTGCATAGTCACGACGCTTTGTTGCAATACCCATGGATTTCTGGCAGTAGTCATCAGCATTCTCCTCATACATGTTCCCCACATAGCGCTTCTTGCTGAAGATAATGAAGGGATAGAAGGCCTTATCAAACTCAAAGTCATGCGGCTTCTTAAGAGCCTTGGTGATGAATTCACCCGCCTCTGTTGTAATATCAATGGTGGCCTGGATTGCCTCTCGGCCCTCCAGGCGCTCACCAGTCTTGGGATTTCTAGGATTGATCTCCACAAAGAGAGAATCCGTGTCACCATAGACAACAAAGGCCGAGCAACGGGGATCCTTGGCCTCTGGGCCATAGAACTTCTCAATCGCCGCCTTGGCAAACATGATCTGCTTCCTGCCATAGGCTGTAACTGAGGCTGCTAGATTCTGCAGCCTGACCTTGAATACACCAGAGCCTAGCTGACCATAGAGGGAATTTGCCGTCAGCTTATATGCCAGCTGCTCAGCATCGAGAAGAGCCTTTCTGAAAGGATCGGACTCCTTCTTGATCTCAGCACGCTTTGCTGCCCTTGCTGCTAGAAGACCCTGCACAATCCGCGGCAGAACAGCCTTCCTTGAGCCAGGATACTGCGCATATCTGCACACCCTGGTGCCCATCTTGAGCTTCTTGGGATTCTTTCGGAAATCCTGGGGGTCAGGCTTCCAGATATCGAAGGAAATATCAATCCATCTGCAACCCATTGCCTCACCAGCATTCTGGTATTTGGCAATATCGCCATAGGATACCATCTTTACTTCCTGACCATCAAGATCATAATCCTTTGACCAGAGGAGAGAGTCATAGCTGATATTCTCAGACTCAATGGTTGATGGATACAGAGAGGCAAAATCACACACACCAATTGGACTCTTTGTGTAGAATCCAGGCGTAGGATCCAGAACAATTGCACCCTCATAGGAATCCTGGGCCTCTTCGCCCTCAGGAGCCACGTAATTGAATGGTGGAGAGGTCTGAGTTACGATAGTCATATTTGCCGTATTACAGAACTTGAAGATGAGTGACTCAATCTTAACTCCCTGACCCCTGGTGAAAATCATCGTCACTGGCACTGAGCAGACGTTGGCCATACACATGGCATTGTTGAAGGTCTCCAGCTTATTATAGAGATCCATGGTCAGATCACAATCCTGAATACAGTAGGCTGCAATGGTTGCCCTATCCTTTGACGTGCCCCTGTGAAGCCTGAAAATGTCTGCAGGACTCACATCGTCCTTCACAATAACCCACTTCACAGCCATGTCAGTATCAAGCTCAGCATCAGCTCCTGCCGGCTGAACTCTGATAAATCCATCACCCACGTCGACGATGGGGAGCTTGTCGGTCAGCTCATCGCCCGTCTCATCCAAGAGGACAATGGCGCGACCAACTCGTGCATTACCCGTGCCACTAGTCTTAATATGCCACGAGCCATCCTCATTATGTGTAACTGTCTTGAGCTTACCTGACATGAAGTATTTCGTCACCTCGTCCAGCTTATAAGAAGGTAGCTGATACCCGCGCTTCACCACGTGGAACAAGTCAATCTGAAGGCGACCCTGGAGAGAGAGGGTATGGAGAAAGTTGTCACCCATGGCCGAGGAAGCCAGACGCTTCTCCTGAAGAGAAACGCGACCCCCGTGACCAAAGAGCCTGCTCATCTTTTGCAGATCGGTATTATCGGTTAGTCTAAGAACCTCTGCACGCTGCCACAAGTAACGCTCATCAAAACCAAAGATATTATAGCCAACCCAGACATCCGGATTTATCTCAATGAGCCAGTCAAACCATGCCATGAGCATCTCCTGCTCAGTTGAATAATGCTTGACATCCACACCATCAATGTCATCACAAGTATTGAGCACAAAGATAGTCTTCTGAATTGTTCCATCCGAATCCTTGAGCACACAGCCAATCTGGATAATGGGATCACCGCCGCCCCTGTCAGGCTTTGCCACGGGAAAGTCTCCTGACTTTGAATAGCACTCCAAATCCCAGAAGAGAGTCTTGAATGGGGCTGCCGGCTTCGGTGGCTTCAGCTCAGGACTCACTGCCTCCCACTGGCATGTAATTACTCGGATACCAGTCTCCTCATCATTCGAATCATCATCAGGGTCGACCGTCACCCAGCCGCACGGTGCAACATCCCTGAGATGGAAGAATCGCAGAAGAGGATCTAGACCAGACTCGTAAACTGGAAGCGGTGGTGACTTCTTGCTCAAGCTAAAGATGGGCTCCTGGTGGTCATTCAGCAAGAGATTCTTGACTGCACGGAAATCCTTCATGTTTGCAACGGAAAGCTTGAAGAAGGTGAAGTCCTCGTCAGCCGTAAATCCATAGAGCTCCTTGCGCTTAACACGCTCAACGGACATGGATGCGGGTGCTTGCTGACCAATCTGACTGCGAAATTGCATGATATCGAGGGATGGAGGGACCTTCACATAGAGAAATGGCCGGAAGCCTTCGACGTCGCAGCGAAGACTCTCTCCGCTGGCAGTCATTCCAAACAGATGAATTGTCATCATACAGTTCTTCTTGTTCGTATCAGCCTTGCCATAGGAGATATCTGGATCAGCAGTATCATCCCAGCTATACTGGATTTCTTGCTCGTCCTCAGTCTCTCGCGTGACCTCAATATATTGGTCACGCGAGAGGGCGTCTAGGATATGAAAGGTTACAGACATTCTTTGTGCTTTTATATTTAAAAACAAATGAAGCAATTTTTAGCCCGGTCACTAGCGTCTGCGTGTAGACTGCTTTCGTAAGCTTAACATTGACTTAATGGATGCCGCGTGATCACGAATAGCCTTTAGCATTGTCCCACCCTTAATTGGCTCTGGCATAAGTCCTGCAGTGGGTGTGGGAGACTTAGTTTGAGAAGAAACTAGGTCATCGGTAATGCGTGGTGGTAAAGAAGTTGGAATTTTCCTGGAAGAGGGTGTGTTTTTTCTAGTATTATTCATATTTAAGGTATTAACGGTGCGAGATGGCTTATTCAGTTTCTCTTCAGACATCTCTTGAGAATTCATCTGTGAATTGTCCATAGTAGGTATACCATTTATTGCTTCATAAGGTGACTTTGCTAAGCTTCCCTCACTTACATTTGCTCTTGGTGGACTATTGATACCTGCTTCAAAATTCATGGAGGATGTCTTAGAGGTTTTCATGGAGGGAGCCATGGGGCCCATAGAGGGAGCCATGGGGCCCATAGAGGGAGCCATGGGGCCCATAGAAGGCTTTACAGTAGGATTTTGCACTAGATTACTTAGGGCTTCTCTGTCCTCAGAAAGTGTATTGTTTCTGGGCATAGCATTTGTAGGATTACCTTCCTCATCCTCAAAGGTCGCCGGTTTCTTATCCTTTCCAACAAGCATCAGAGTTGGAAAAAATTTACGAGGCACATTCGCTAGACTAGTCTTCCCTATCATTTCAGAGTCAACTGACGCCAGGTTTACAGACTTATTCTTTAGTTTAGTAAGTGGCCCCCATACCTCATCATTAAATCGATGGCAAGCACCACACCATTTTGCATTTACATATACCAGAGTCAAAGGACCATTAGAAAGATGTTTCTCAAATGCCTTTACGGCTGAGTGAGACCGGACATTCAATACTTTCCCCTTTCCATGTTTTCGCGTTAGTCTTCGGGTTTTAGATGCCATCTATTTATACTCTATAAAGTTTTATAGGCTGAAGATAGTAATGGAAGGCCTTCCAAAGTGGCTAAATATAAAAGTTATTTCAGTAATCGGATTATGCTTTCTTCTCATTGCAATTGCTTCTTCCTTTGCCAAGACTCATGCACCAATGCAAGGATTTGAAGGTCAAGCGAAATCAAATGTGGTCCTAGATACCTCAAATAAAACAATGTTTCCCTATACAACGGAGCCAATCGCGAATCTAGATCAGTATGAAATAGATGCAGTCTTTGAAAATGAAGGAGATAGACAATTAAAGAAGCAGCAAGTTAACCAAATGACCCGTCGTTACCCGCTTGATTGGGTAAATTATCCTCCAAATTCCAGCAAGTTTCAATCTGAGCAAGCCAAGTATATTGAGGGATTCTCTTCAAACTCCTCAGCTAAAGAGTTAAATGAACCATACAAGGACATTGGAGATGGGAATTTAACACCTCCCGACACGGCTGCAATGGAACGGGAAGAGAAGGAAATTCTAGCAACATATACACCAAGGAAATCGGGGGATAAGAAATCATATGATACATATGATGCACAGAAACTCCTTGAGCAGATATATAAGCCTAAGGGTCTAAAACCCACTGTAAATAAACGGGAGGATAATGTCTTTGAAGTAGTGAGCACAAGAAGTCTAAAAGACAAGGTAGAATACGAGGATGATCTTCCAGAGGCTTCTGCTGCCTCTACTTCTAACCTTGGTCCAGGAGAGGCAACGATTGAAGTTCCCCCAACCGCCGTTGAAATCGCAGCAGGCCGTGACCCCTTTTACGAGCCTACCACGAGCACCCGCTCATCGCGCACGGACTATATGCGTTGGACCCCTGGCCTAGAGCGCATGTTTGCTCCTACTCATCCTATATCAGACTGGGTTGGTAAATCAGGTGGACAATAAAGACACATAAACATATATTAATTGTATATTCCATGCCAATTTGGTTAGACTACCGTGAAAGAGGTCTGCAGAATTTACCCCTGGGACAAACCTTAAGACTTATAACTCCTCCTGTCGGCGATATATGGATCGGTGACATGAGTGGCACTTTACTGCTTGAAGGCGGCGTTATCTTAGAGCGCAAGAGTCTTTCGGATCTAGAAGCAAGTATCATAGACGGTCGCTATGAAGAGCAGCGTGGGCGCCTTTTGGCGTATGCAAATGAACACAAGGTTGCCATTGGCTACGTAATAGAAGGAGAGACCGCAGGATTTCAAGGTCGGCGCTTCACGGGCGATTCTGTGCTAAAAATAATCGCAAGAATCCAATTCCACCATCGTATCCCTGTATTCCAGACTAAGTCCCTGGAAGCTACGATGGCTCTCGCAACCCTTATTGAGGCTGAATGGGTCAAAGATAAGATGCATTTTTCATGGCAATCAGCAGCTGGAAATTCTGCAACACCCGTCGCCGCTTCATATACTAAATCAAATTCTAGAGACTCGCCTGATTCTTTCCTACTGGGGGTCCTAACACAGTGCCGAGGAGTTAGTGAAGGCCTTGGTCGCCTAATACTTGAAAAAGCTAAGACCCTAGAAGGTCTTATGAGCCTAGGAGAAGCTGATATTGCCGCAATATCAGATTCAACTGGTAAACGTAAGGTGGGTAAGGCAGTGGCTGCAAGGCTTCATGGTCTTCTTCATAGTCTTGGTGCAAATCCCTCGCACACATCATCCTCTTCACAGGTGCTGCATGATTTATAAAGATTAGATGGTGAATTATAACCACTTGTTTCAGATGAAGTATAGCTTGATGTAGATGGTGTATCGAAACGTCTATTTTGGAGTGCATTGTTCTGAATGCCAGTACCTAGGTTCACCTGGCTAGATTGAGCCATGTGCGGAGAGCTATTTACTCTTGAACCTGGCATTGCAGTGCCTGAAGTCATCCCTGTCATTCCTGGCAGTGTAGATAATCCTGAACCTGGCATGCCTGGCATTAGAGGTCCTGCGGGCATTGCGGGCATTGCTGGCATCGCAGGCATTGCGGGCATCGCGGGCATCGCGGGCATTGCTGGCATTGCTGGCATTGGTGGCATTGCGGGCTTTGCAGGCATTGCTGGCATTGCAGGCATTAGAGGCATAGTTGAGCCTGTTACCCCTGCCGAGCCTGTTGCCCCTGCCATTGCCGAGCTTGTTGGCCCTGGCATTCCTGGCACTTGTCCAGGCACTCCTGGCACCACCGGTCCTAATCCAGTTCTACCCATATTGGCATTAAATCCATCAATTGAAAAATAAAGCTTATAAGCTAGGACTAAAACTACAATTCCAAACAAATAATATAAGGGATTCAGCAGCATACTACTTATATCTTCCATAATTCATCTAGGACATTTCCCAACGAATCCTTTGCATCAGAAAATCTCACTGTCTGCTTTGGCTTCGCATAAGGTGATGGACGTTCCATAGTTTCAACAAATCCTGCCGGTGGTGTATAGTCAGCTGCTCTTAAGGCAGGACCTGCATTTGGTATAGAAGTAGCAGCTTGTTGCAATGAAACCTGAGATGCTCCGCGTCGCTTCTCTGGCCCAGCCATCTTCGGTGGCATCATAGATTGCACAATTGGATTCTTTTCCATTAGATACTGGCGTTCATGGTGAGCCCACGATATCCAGAGTAAATTCGGAAAAGTATATCTTACTTCATATCCTTGTGTGCGCAGCTGGTAAACAACATATACAATACAATCTTTCAAGTCGAGTCCAGGCAATCCTAAGACAAATGGAGGAACATTAAAATAGACAAAGGTGGGTTGATTAGGGGCAGTTGCAGAATGAGCGACCTTCTGCAATGCTTGCTCGAGTATTTGGTTATACGCACGCTGCCGGGCTTGGTCTTTTTTTAGCCTCACGTCAAATAAGGTATTAGCAGGCAGTTGGGGAACTCCTGACATTTCTATCTATAGATTTTTCTTTACTAGAATGATTTCTACGATTGAATTACCTAACACTTAAAAATACACAGAAGTATAAACGTAAATGATACCACCAAGATATCTTGTTCTTAGTGGCGGTGGTATAAAAGTTATTTCTATTGTAGGGACTCTTAAGGCTCTAGAAGAGAAAGGGCATCTGAAAAATATAAGAGAGATTTCAGGGGTAAGTGCTGGAGCCTGGCTGGCCTTTATGCTTTCTGCAGGATTACCAATAGTAGTAATTGAAGAACTTATTTCTGGACTTGATTTTGGTATTATACGTAATTTAAAACCAGAGGCACTCATAGGATTTCCAGAAACCTTTGGCCTTGATGATGGCTTGAGTTTAGTAAAATTTCTAGAATCCTTATTCAGAGTTGTTCTAAAAATAGACCCCTTCATCACCTTTTCAAAATTTAATGAGCTTAAGCTATCAAATATTGGATTCCGTTGCTGGGCAACTGATCTGAAAGAACATACCACGTGCGAATTTTCCCTTGAAAAAACACCCGATGTTAAGATCTTAGATGCTCTTCGTGCGTCAATGTCATTGCCTCTTTATTTTACACCTTTTCCACATCCTAATACTGGAAATCTCCTTAGCGACGGTGGAATTCAAGGGAATTTACCCCTACATCTTCTAACAGAGAGGCAGCATGATAGTTGTATAGGCATTGGATTTTCCAGTCTTTCAGATTTTGCATGTGATAATAAGAAAACTAATCCAGAAGATATAATGAATTTTATGTCGTCTATTTTTTCTTGTTTAATACATTCACGTCACGAGAATCTATTAAAAAAATTAGAATCAAAAATCATACGAATTCCACTATATAATACTGCATCATGGGATTTTGAAATTAGCCGGGAACGACGCATTGAATTAATAAAATGCGGCTATACCGCTGGATTATCTTGGTTTACGAAGAAACCAGTAAGCCAACTTACTAGGCGGCATTCTCTCCAATAAATTCCTTGATTGCTTCTATAGAGCGATCTCCCTGATACTCAATAAACTTTCCAGACTTGGTTGCTAGAATAAAGGTTGGGAATCCCTTGACATTGCGAGCCTCAAGCTCGGGTGCAGCAGATGGATCACCTTGCTCTAACATACGAATCTGTGTCTTCTTTCCTTTTACTTGAAACTGTCCAGAAGCTGCAAATTTCTTGTAAGCAGGTAGGATCGACTCACAATGAGGGCATCCATCCATGTAATACATGGTAAAGACATTTGTCTTTTGACCTAAATCAGCAAATCCATCAAAACGATCCATTCTAATTCCACCGTGTGATATGAGAACTGATATATATGCTAATATCGCTAGAACGATGCCAGAAACAAGCATAAGACGTATATTAGCCATTCTACTAGATCTAAACATAAAATAACTAGATACTTTAGATGAAGTGGGTCACAGGAATTCGATCAGATATTCTGTATACTATTGCAAAAAGACCTCTTGACCCAAGATGGTCGCAGCAGGATTTACAAATTCTGCTTGGCTACTGTGCAAATGGTCAAGCGCTAGGGTGGCAGGATGATCGGGCATTTAATAGTGCTGAGGCGATACTTATTAGACAAAAGAATCATGGAATTCATTGGTCTAATATGGAACTAAATAAGGACATGGAGATACTATTGAATGGTGCTAAGCTATCTTAAGAGTCACGTGGAAACAACATAAGTCCTAGTAATACAAAGAAGAAGATAACCGTGTGAAAAAAGAATCCCATGGGCGTAGGGCAGCCACCGTTTGCGATTGTAAAGAATGATCCAAATAGAGACTGGGTTAGCTTGAATGTTTCGGGACATGCAATTAAGAAAAATACAAGTGCGCTATAGAGTGAATATTTCGCCTTAAGTCCAAGTGATAGATAGCCGGATGACATTTAACTAATGGTAACTGGTAAAAAAGTTTTCATCTTATATTTTATCAGTAAGATATCAAGAGACTCTGGAACATATGTTGGAATATTAATTGTATTCTTGTCTGGGCTGAAAACCTTATTACAAGTGTGTTTTTCACATTTGTAATAGCGATACGATGTTATATCTTGGGATGGTCTGGCCCTAGTGTTTCCTGGTAGGCCACATACTATGTCAAAATATGATGGCATTCTTACTATATTAGTATAAAATTCTCATTAGGTGTGCACGGATAAGATTAGGCATCCATGCACGACTGACTTTGGGTAAAGCAAGGGTGTAAAAAGGTAATAATCGCTTTAATGCAGGCCCGTTGGAATAAAAGACTTCTTTAATTTCTGAAGGACTCATTAGTTTAGCATGTTCATCGGCTTCTTCTAGGAGGACAGGATCTGCATATTCATCAATATATCTATGAAAGGGTTCCACAATAGTATATAAGGGAGGTGAAGAAGGCTCAGGGAATAACTTCTTAACTTCTGGTTCAAGATCATTATATGCAGAATTCATATTCTCCCAGGAACGTTGTTTGGCAAATAATTGGACAAGATCCTTTGGGCCGACTGACACGTCTTTTAATGCACCGCCTCTTTGCGATGGAGGGCCAAGTAGAGCTTCTCTATAAGTGCGCCTTCTAAGAGTAGACGGTGGTGTATCTCGTGATGGAACGGGCCATGCCGAATTATATCCCTCTGGTGTTGTATAACCAGTAGATACGCCTCCAGGAAGGGGTTTAGAAACTAATTTCGTTCTACTATTCCACTGGGGTTGGGCTGGAGCTGGGACAGGGGATAATTGCCTTCTAAATCCTTTCACTGGGGGTGGAGGATAATTTGGTGGAGTTTGATATTGGCCTTTAGGAGTTGATGAGGGCCATGTTGGAACACGCCATCCTTCTGGCAGTGGAGCTGGGGCTGCAACTGGAGCTGCAACTGGAGCTGTAACTGGAGCTGCAACTGGGGCTAGAGCTGGGGCTGGAGCTGGAGCTGCAACTGGGGCTGGGGCTGAGGCTGTTAATAATGGAGATGTAGGAGCAGCTTGAGCAGCCTGAGCATTTGCAGCAGCTTGAGCAGCTTGAGCAGCCTGAGCATTTGCAGCAGCTTGAGCATTTGCAGCAGCTTGAGCAGCTTGAGCATTTGCTTCTGCTTGAGAAGCTTGAGCATTTGCTTCTGCTTGAGCAGCTTGAGCAACTTGAGCAACTTGAGCATTTGCAGCAGCCTGAGCATTTGCTTCTGCTTGAGCAGCTTGAGCAGCTTGAGCATTTGCAGCAGCCTGAGCAGCCTGAGCAGCTTGAGCATTTGCAGCAGCCTGAGCATTTACAGCAGCTTGAGCATTTGTAGCAGCCTGAGCATTTGCAGCAGCCTGAGCATTTGCTTCTGCTTGAGCAGCTTGAGCAGCTTGAGCAGCTTGAGCTGCTTCAGCATTTGCTTCTGCTTGAGCAGCTTGAGCATTTGTTGCATCTGGAACATCTACAGCAGCTGCGTCTAGGACTGGTTCTTTAGCCGCTACTGCACCTTCAAATCGCTTCTTCCATTCATTAAATTTATCATTAAGATCATTAATATGGCGTTTTAAATCAAGAACACCCTGTTGAGTTTCAAGATCCGGATTGCCCATATCATATGTATCATCAACTGATGTATCACCTTCTATATGAGATAACAGATCCGCTAATATTCGCCTCATAATTCCTATCATATCCTTATACATCTGACCCTTTGCATCATTAACAGAGGCATCACATAGTTCCTTACATGATTCTGCAGTTGGTTTACACTCTCCATTAGAGTCCTTAACAGATCCCGTATTACGTTCCTTTAATTTAGCTATAATGCGTTGGAGAATAGGTTTCGCCTCATCAGAAATACCTGCCTCTATACGGCTCTTCAATACTTGAGTATCCGTATCATTAAGTTCCCCTTTAGTTAGTATTTTATCAAGAAATTCAATTAGCTCCTTTGCGTCAAGTCCCGAATTACTCTTGTTTTCTGGAAGAGCCTCCTGAAATAAGTGTATTACACCTTTAATATGCTCTCTCGCTTCATCTTGTTGCCCATCCTTATACTTAGTATATGCTTCTTCTAAATGTTCTATCATAGTTTCCTTCTTTTCTCCTAAAAAATCTAAATCTTTTTCATCAAATAGTTCTGCAAAAGGTATATCATCGTGCTGATCAAGATGCTCACCCTTATAATTCCTTGGAAGTAGTATTTGTAACAAACTATATAAATCATGTATACTTCTAGCGGCACCACTAATCCCATCCTCGTTTCCACCCTTAAATTCCCCAGCAGCCTCTAATTCTTCAATGTATTCATGTGTCGCTCTGTCCAATCCCTTGAATTCTTCAAGGAGAGTTTCAGTATTGAGCACCGTATTATCCTTTGCATGCTTATGCAATAAATAGAAGAATTTAGGTAAAATAGAATAAAATAATTCATGGTCACTCATATCTTGCCGTTCTTCACCTCTAATACAGTCTTCTTGATTTGGTCCTTCTTCTAACTTATCCAAATACGCTTCTATTCTCTTTATCTGAAGTTCATTTGCACTCTTTTTATCCGATGGTAATTTGGAATCTTGATTTGCTTCTTCCAGAAATGCCTTATAGTGACTATAGGCCTTTTGCAAGATAGTAATATCATTTAGATCACATGGTGCCTTAAAATCATTTTCTTCTGGTTCTGATACGGTTGCACTAATTCTATTCTCAGAATTTGCCTTCCAATATTTTAACATTACATTTTTTATATGAGTTTCTAGAGATGGATCATATACAAATCGTTTAATAAAATCATACTCGCCTTGCAATCCTGGAAATCCTGAGAGTATTGTATTTTCTCCATTGATTACAAAAATAGAAGAAGCAAGATCACCTTCGGATCCGTATCCGAACCTTACAATGTGTG